TACAGCAGAACAACGAAGTAGCTGCTGCGAAGATCGCTGATAGTGACGATAAGTTACAAACTATACAACAAAATTCTGTTGCACAAACACCTGCTGACTGGACACAGAAAATGCAAGATGTTATTTCAAGTGGAGACACATCTGTAAGAGATAGTCTTAGAGCAAAAATAGCTTTACAAGAAGAAGCAAAGAAAAAATAAACTCGTAAGAGTAGAAAGGCAGCTAAAACATGGCAGCAATATCAGGTGCAAACCCAATAGTAGCTAGTGACGTTAATAACTTTACTGGTGAACTATTCAAGATTACACCTCATAGGACACCTTTACTTGCAGCAGCAGGTGGTTTGAATGGTGGAAATGCGATTAACTCGACATTCTTCCAATTCCAAACACAAGACAATGCAGTTGTTACCGCTGTTACTCCTGATGATGAGGGTGGATCCCCAAACTATTCAGGTAGAAGCAGAGCGTCACAACAGGGTGTACTACAGATTTTTCATGAAGCCGCGCAAGTATCTTATACTGCACAAGCAGCTTCAGGCGAAATCGTACCGTTTAATCTTTCAGGGAACTACAAGAACTCTGATCCTGCACTCGCACTAGCAGGAACAAGTCCAATCAATGATGAGTTAGCTTATCAGATGGAATTAGTATTAGAACAAGTCGCAAAGAAAGTAGAGTGGGCAGCATTTAACGCAACTTATTCTGATGGTGCTTCAGGCAACCGTCAGATGAGAGGTCTTAAAGCACACCAAGACTTAACAGGCGGCAACTCCGTTAATAACGATAACGGCGCAGGAACACCTGCAGCTCAAAAAATTAACTGGGACATCATTGCTTCAGCAATGAAAACTCTCTATGACGCAGGTGCGCCAATGAGACAACCAGTACTTTTTGTTTCCCCAACAATGTTGTTGGATCTAAACAAAGAGTTAATTAAAGCTACAGTTGGATCTGTGAATTATGGTATTTTACCAAGAGACAGAAACATTGGAGGTGTTGACATTGATACAGTGGTTACACCATTTGGATCTATCGGTCTAGCATTATCCGATGTCTTGCCTGCAGGTACTATATCAGGATCTAAGCAAGCATTTATCGTTGACCTTAGTTTCGTCAAACCAGTATTCCTTAACATTCCAGGTTATGGAACTATGTTTGTAAGAGACTTAGATCAAAACGATCAAGCAAGAATTGCTAAAGCAGTATATATGGAAATGGCGTTCGATTTCGGACCTCAACAATATCACTGTGCAATTGATAACGTAGTAGGTTAATCCCTATTCATTAATTACTCAAACACCGCTATTCCACCATAGTGGTGTTTTGAGTATGTTAGAATTTACAATATGGTATACGGTAGAAGTAAAAGCACAGTAGCTTTAATAGACATTTCGGATGACGCAAGCAACAGTACATCAGTCAATGTAGATAACATGCTCTTAGCAGGGATAGTATTTCCAGCTGCTATGACTGGATCTAACATTTCTTTTGATTTTTCAGTAGATGGATCATCATGGGTAGATGTAGTTGAGACTGACGGCACAGAGGTATCATACACAGTGAGTGCAGGTAATGCGACACGTGTAGATCCTAGTGGTTGGGCTTTTGCTAGCGGTGGTTTTCTTAGGATTACTTCAGATGGAACAGAAGCTGCAGATAGAAAAATTAATTTAATATTTAGAACTGCTTAGGAGGACCTTTGTCAACATTTGGTCAACTTATTGACAGAACTTACAGAGAGTATCTTAGACCTGTAGAGGAACAAGAACCTCTATCACAAGTAGCTAACCTTGACACTATTACAGGTGGTCAGGGTATAACTGCTACAGGTACAACACTTAAATATAAAGAAGGATTGTTTACGCCTGAAGAAGAAGAACTTATTGGCGCAGGCAGTGTTTTAGAAATAGACAGTGAGTTAGTTATGGTCGAAGACATTAACACTGTATCACGAGAGATCACAGTAGAACGTGGTAGGTTAGGATCTACAGCAGCACAACATGCAGAAGATACCGACATTATTCTTAAACCTAAATATCCGAGACTTAATGTAGCTAATGCTATTGGTGATCAAGTAATTGGATTGTTTCCTGCCTTGTATGCAATAAAGAAAACTACTATTACAACAGCTTCTACACAATTTGTTGAAATGCCTGCAGGTACACAAAGAATATTGCAAGCAAAGATTAATAACAGTACAGCAAACACAACAGTTTATAGTGACATACCCTTAGAGTTAATAACAGACTTTGCAGGATCTACAACAGACGCAGCAGTACAATTCCCTTCAGGACCTACATCAGGTAAAACTGTTTATGTTGTATATGCTTCAAAGTTTACAAGACCATCAGCTGAAACTACAGATTTAAATTCAGTATCAGGGTTAGAAGATTTTCACGAACAGATAGTAATGGTTGGTGCTGTTGCACAGTTATTATCAGAACTAGATGTTGACGCAACAACACAAAACTATATTACAGAAAACTTAGAACAAAGAGGAGTACCTGTTGGATCAGGTGAACGTTTAAGAAATGCTTTACTTAGATACTATGGTGTCTTACTAGATAGAGCGAGAAGAGAACAGAGGTCAAGATTCCCACAAGGTGTGGAACTTTACGGAATAACTTTTACCTAATGCCTTTACCGTCAACGTCTAACGTTTCAAATCCATTAGCTTTTGGATACCAGGCACAAATATCTGATGGCATTACTGATATACTTTTACGTCTAGCAGTAGCACCAGGAAGAGAATTAACTATTACTACCGCACCATTATCTGCGCAACAGGTTAACACAGCACAAGTACCTGAAGAATTTAGAGCAGAGTTTGGTCAATCATTTGCAAGATCTGATTTTTCAGGTGGTGCAGGTTTAGATCAAGCACACAGTAGACAACAAGGCACTAATGACTTTAGAAGATTTTTTGATAGCAAAGGTATAGATGTATTCAAGAATGCGGATGACAGTGGCAAAGCATACTCTATAGAGTTATTAAATGATACCACAGCGATAACAAGCAGAGCTAGTGCAAGTGCTTATCAAGAAATTATTGCACATGAAGATGTATTGTACGTTGGTCAAGGACACAATGTTTATTATTCATCAAACGGTGGAGATACCTGGACAACATCAGATCCTTATTCAGCAGGATCAAGTTTTAATATTACAGGTATGGTTCTTGAAGGACACATACTGTACGTAGCACTAAACGATGGTACAGATAGTATTGTTAGAAAACTTGACGCAGATAACATAGCAGGTGGTTGGTCTAACTATATGAACGTACACTCTAGTCACCTTTATACAGGACTGTTTAATGTTAAGAACTATCTTATTGCAACAGATTCTAATGGTAAGTTACTTGAATTAGACGGTACAGGATCACCAGGTACAATAAAAGATCTACCTTCAGGATCATTGTGGACAAGCGTCGTAGATGGTGGATCAGTAATATTAGCAGCAGCTGATGATGGTTACATATACGCTATTAAAGATGATCTAACATCAGGTCTTGTATTAGCAGGTCAAACTTACATTGAAGGTGAAGACATTGTAGATATGACAGAGAGTAATGGTATTATCTTTTTTTCTACATCGCAAACATCAGCAGGTGACGGTAAGATAGGCAGAGTTTACAGAGCTACTATTGCAACAGACGGAGTTCTTTACACAGTTGATGATAGACAATTGATTAAAGAATTTGGTGACAACAATACAACAGTAGATAAAAGTCCTACTGCATTTTTTAACACAAGAGATCAAATATATTTTGGCATTGTTGATAGTGGTACAGAGACAGATTTATATTCTATATACTTACCTACATTAGGTTACGCTAGAAATATTTATTACACAGGCACATCAGGTAAAGTAACAGGTATAGCTATAGCTAAAGGTAAATTATTTTTTATTGTTGCAGGTATAGGTCTAATTAAAGAAGCTGCCACATTAGTTGATGACGGTTACCTAATACTTCCTGCTGCAGATTTTTATACTTCACAAGCTAAACAATGGATAGGTGGTCGTATCTATACTAACGATATACCCGCAGGTTCTAACGTATTAGCTGAATTTAGTACAGAATTAGACGCATTAGAAGATCCAAATGCTACAAGTTTTTCAACCTTAACAAAAATAGAGACAGCAGAGAGTGGTAATGAAGTTCCTATGATCAATGTAATTAACAGGTGGTTAGTTGCAAAGATAACTATAAGTTCTAATTCAGGAAGAACAGCTAGTCCTGAAGTTTATTCTTATAGCTATCGTGCATTCCCTGAACCTGAAGATATTATTGCACGTATTCCTATTAACGTATCTGATCGTATAGAACGTCCAGGTAAACGTGCTAAGAATATACCTGGTATAGGTAAAAAATTATTTGACGCTGTTAAAAAATTAGAAGGTAAATCAGTAACTCTTACTCTCTTTAAACCTGATGAGATAGTAAGAGGTATTGTAGAAAATGTTACATTACCTATACAAGAGATTACTAAGCTAGGATCTACTATGGTATTTTGTACTATACAAGTACGTGGTCAGAGACAAGCGTCTGCAACTGGAGAAGTTACATCATTAGGTGCGCTTGGTATTGGAAGATTGGGAATACACCAATTTGGTGTGTGATATACTAAACAGGAGAAATTAACCTATGGCAAGTACAAGAAAAGCAGCAGAGACATTTACAAGGAATGCGTTTGAAACTACGCTATCTAGTACATTCGGTGCTACAGACACAACAGCAACAGTAGCTTCTACATCAGGGCTAGTAAGTCCCTGTTATTTAGTTATTGAACCTGATAGTTCAACACAACGTGAGTATGTATTTTTTGATGGAACATTTACTTCTACACAGTTAGTAACTTCTACTGGCGACAATAGATATTTAACAGGATCAGCAGCAGCTTCAGGACTATCACATCCACAGAACTCTGTAGTACGTATGGTTCCTGTACAACAAGTATATGAAGATATGTTTGACGCAATTGGTCAAGTAGTAGATGTAAGTTATGCTTCAGGTACAGCAGGTACACCTAAATTAGCTGCGATCTTAGACGCTAATAATAACAAAATTACAAACCTTACTACACCTACAGCAGCAGCAGATGTTGCAAATAAATCTTATGTTGACGCTAGTGCTGTTACTTTACTCGATGAAGATAACATGGCTAGCAACAGTGCAACAGCAGCTGCTTCACAACAGTCTATAAAAGTATACGTTGATGGACAAGTTGCTACAAAAGCAAGTCTCGGATTAGTAATAGCATTAGGAGGTTAACATGAGTATGTTAATACTTCTTAAAGAAGGTGGTAGTTTAGGTATAGATACAATAGGTAATAAACCTATTGACGAAGATCTAGATTTATTACCTGATACAGGTGGACAACAATCCTTAGCATTTAGATTAATAATGCGAAGTCTATCTACTACTTCTACAGGATCAGGATCAAAACCTCGTGCTATAGTTATGGGAGATAGTTAATTAATTACTAGGAGAATAGAATATGGCAGAATTATTTAAGACAGTCAATGTAGCGTTGGGCGATAGCGCAGACGCTGTAGTTTATACAGCTAACACATCAGGATTAGAAACAGCAATTGTTATACATTGCCAGGTTGCTAATGTTGATGGTTCAAACGCAGCAGATCTTAACATTGACATGAATGATGGTTCAGTAGTTGCAGCTTTAGTCTCAACTTTATCAGTACCTGCTGATAGTGCAGTGAATCCTATTGGAGGAAAACTTGTACTAAAAGCAAATGATGAGTTAAGAGCATGGGCAGGCGCAGCTTCAGATCTTGAATTGACACTTTCTTTATTAGAAATTACCGCATAGGAGTTTTTTAAGATGGGACAATTTGGATATATAGGAAATACAGCACCTGCGCAAAGTGAAACAACAGGTAATAAAGGTATATTCTCTATAGATGAACAACAAGATTTATTAAGCGATAGTAAGTGGGCTAAAACAGGTCCAGTTATTGAGTATGTACTTATTGCAGGCGGCGGTGGCGGTAGAAGCGGAAATGTTTCTGGCGGTGGTGGCGGAGGTGCAGGAGAAGTTCGTACTGGTTCTATAGCTACAGCTAAGGGTGCTGCAATAACAGTTGATATTGGTGCAGGTGGAGGTAGTAATGCTAAAGGTTCAGATAGTACAGTCACAATAGGAGGAGTCACAGTAACTCGTTGTAATGGTGGAGGAACTTACAATAGCAAACAAGGTGGTTCAGGTGGCGGAGGTGCTTATGGTAACTCTCCTAATCATGGTGGCGTAACTCAACCTTATCAAGTTGAAGATGGTGCTTTAATCGCAGTTCAAGATAGCGGTTTTGGTTATGACAATGTAGGTCACGAAGGTGGTACTGCAGGTGGCGGAGATGGTCGCAATGGTTCAGGTGGCGGTGCAGCAGGTGCAAAAGGAAATAACGCAGGTTCGAGAAGTCATGGTAGTGGCGGTGCAGGAACAAATGCTTACTCTACATGGGCAACAGCAACATCATCAGGTTCAGGTAGTCAGTACGCAGGTGGTGGCGGAGGTGCAAGTTTTACAGGTACTGCAGGTGGCGGTTCAGGTGGTGCAGGTTCAGGTGCTTATGGTACTGGTGGTTCAGCTTCAGCTAACACAGGTTCAGGTGGAGGTGCAGGTGGTGCAGGGTATGGAAATAATTCAGGAACATCAGGTAATGGTGGTAATGGTGGTTCAGGAATTTTCTTATTAAGATATTCTGACACATTAGCAGACGCAGCTAGTACAACAGGTTCGCCAACTTTATATACAACAGGTGGATATAAATATTATAAATTTACAGGAGATGGGACAATAACTTTCTAATGGCACATTTTGCAAAAGTAATAGATGGAACAGTAGAACAAGTAACAGTAGTTGCTAATGAAGTTTTATTAGATGAAAATGGAGATGAACAAGAAACTCTTGGACAAACATTTTTGACTGATACTTTTGGAGAAGCAACATGGGTCCAATGTTCATATAATGAAAACGTTAAGAAAAGATTTCCTGGTGTAGGTGATCTGTATGACGCTGACAATGATCTATTTCACAAACCAAAACCATATCCTAGTTGGGTATTAAATACAACAACAGGTTATTGGGAAGCACCTATAGCTAAACCAACTGTATCTAGTGAAGGTGTATCTATTGATGGTGATGATGTTGGAACAGAAATAGATTGTAGATGGGATGAAGACGCCTATCAAGCAGATAACACAACAGGTTGGGTTGTTTTAACTATGGATTTATACACTGGTGATTTAGAAGATACTGGAGTATACTAAATACAAAAGGTGGAACTTGCATTTACATACAAATATTTTATCTGACGACAATTACAATTCTTTATTAAACATAACAACAGGTAATTATTTTGCTTGGTATCATTACGCAACTTCATTGCATAAAGAATTATCAACACAAGATGATGATTTTATGTTTGCACACAGTTTATATGATGTAAACACAGGTATAAATAGTCCACAATTTCAAGAGTTTATTCCTTTATTAAATACAATTAGTGCTTATGTTGGTAAAAAACATACTAATCTTTTAAGAATAAAAGCTAATTTATACACAAATAGTGGTGTTAATATAACGCATGAACAACATGAAGATTATCCTGAATTAGATAGTTACACAACAGCAGTTTATAATTTAACAACTTGTAATGGTGGTACTAAATTTTATAAACCTAATAAATTTTTTGATAGTGTACAAAATAGTCTGCTAGTTTTTGATGGTAAAAGTTTACATAGTGGAGTTACACAATCAGATACTCCTATAAGAGTATTAGTTAACTTTGATTTTTCATGATCAATATTTATTATTCTGCATTCAATCATCCAACTGAAGATGATTTTTCTTGGATGTATGAAGAACCACAGTCTTTGTTTAAAAGCAAAATTAAAAACAAAAATAAAAATAGACAAAAAGATATGCCAGGATTTGATGAATGTACAGCTTTTCAAGATTTAGGTACGCATACATTAGTTATAAAAAATCCAATACAAACACATAGTAAATTTACTGATTTTTATTTACCTAATAGACAATCACCAGTAATACCTACTTCTAAAAACCATATGCATTCAGAAATATTAAGAGACGATACATTAACAGGACAAAAGATGTTTGATTATCATATGCCACATATATTTTTTGCAGATAAATCTGTAGATATAACCTTGACTGCACCTTATTTTCATCAAGCAAAACATACTAAATATGGTGCTGTTGTTCCAGGTAGATATGATATAGGCAGTTGGTTTAGACCTTTACGATTTGAAATAAATTTATGGGAAGGTATAAACGAATGGAAGATAGAAGAAGATGAACCTTTAGCTTATGTAAACTTTAATACACAAGAAAAAATAAAATTACATAGATTTCATTTAACTGAAAAACTATACAACATAGCAAGTTCGTGTGCTGAAAGTTCTGCTTGGTGGAGTGGTGTGCCTTTAGCAAAAAGATATGCAAAGTTTCATGCTTCAAATGCGCAGAAAAAAGTGTTAGAAGAAATTAAATTAAATATTGTATGATACGATCTACAAATATTAAGTAGCTAAGTAGCCACATGTTATAATATTCTTTATGGATTATTTAATTGGATTTATTTTTGGATATAGTGTAAAAGAAATATATAAATTATTAAAGTATATAAGCACATCTGAAACTATTTTCTTAGATGAGGACTGGGATATGTTATCCCATGATGACTTACCATAATGACTACTTCCAATGGCTTTACCCAAAAAGAATTAAACAAAATGATCTTTGACAAATTAGATGACATTGATAAAAAGCTAGATGAGAAGTTAGATAAATCAGAATTTTATAAAGTAATAGGATTAGTTGCCACAGTTATATTAATTGTAGGTAGCTTCTTAATGTAATGAAGGGTTACAAATTGTATTGGAATATATCTAAACGTATGATAGCTGTCTTTATAGCACAAGCATTAAGTGTTATAGGTGCAGGCAGTCTTGTAGGTATAGATGTATTTAGTTCTGCATTACTAGCAGGATTACTTGGAGTAGCTAACGTACTAGAAATCTTAGCGAGAAAATATCTTAATGATGGACAACTGACATACGATGAAGTCAACCAGGCATTCGGTATTCTTGATAGTAAAACACATAACGATATGAACGGGAGAGGAATAGATCATGGGTAGTGACGGTTGTTGCGGTGGTGGTTGTTGCGGAACTAAGTAAGTTCCGTGTTATATAAATTTAATAGTCTAGTACGTATATGTATCGTACTTTTTCTTATAGTACCTATACCTGTAGTCGCAGAGGAAGTACCTAACGAAGTTACCATCAACGAAGATTTCAGTGATGACACTTATCAAGAAGGTTTAACTATTAGCGGAGGTAGTATTGCTGCGTATATTTACTGTAATGAACAAGGTAGGTATGGAACTACAGGTTGTTCACTAGCTTTACAAAGCGGTACTTATGTATTTGAATTTGCAGAAGATGTATATGAAGTAGCATTTCTAGTTGGTGCAGTAAATAATACTTATGATGTTAAGTATTACTACTCTGATGAAACAGATGAAACTATAAACAAAGCAGCACAATCTTGGGGAGAAGATGGCAATACTATGTATGATGATTTCTACAAATCATTCACTGATTACAACAATGATGAAGCTAACACAGATAAATTTATTACAAAGTTTGAAGTTATATTAACTGATATATCTGTATTAGACACACTGTACTGGCAGTATGTAGAGATCCCTGTGACTACTACATCTAGTACAACATCTACTACCACTACTACCACAACTACAACCACAACTGTTCCACCTCCTCCTCCACCTCCACCTCCTCCACCTCCTCCACCCCCTCCAACACCACAAGAAATTATTGTAGATATAGTTGTTGAAGGTGTTGATAAAACATACACACAGGCAGACGTTAATGATGGGACTATAGAGAGAGATCAGGAACGTATAGATAATGAAAATGAATACGGTTGTTTTATGACTGACGCACAGATAGATCGTGGTGATTGTGAAATACCTAAACCTAAAGAAGAGATTGAGATTCTAGAGGAAGATGTTGAGATCATAGAAGAAGAAGATATAATTAAGGAAGAGGTAATAATTGAAGAAGAAGTTAAAGAAGATGTGGATGACATCCTTCCTAAGAATGATAATTCTATACTCGACACACCTAAAGAGGAAGTTATTGAAGATGAAGTGGTGGAGTTTGAAGAACAACCTATTGAGTTCGAGATTATTGAATTTGATTTGGAAGATATTGTTACCGAAATCGTGGATGAGATACCAATACAAGATGAAATAGAGGAGATTGTAGATGAAAAGAATGATGAGAAAATTTTGGATGAGTCAATACAGGAAGTTGTTGAAGAAGATACAAAACGAGACACTCCAGGAGTGGAAGATACAGAACCCTTAGATCTTACTGAAGAAGAAATACAGGAAGAAGTTTCACAAATAGAAGACATTGTGAATCTACCAATAACAGAGGAGACTGATGAAGAATCTAAACAAGAAGCAATACAAGAGTATGTACAAGACCTTACCGAAGAAGAAGTTGTTGAAGTCCTTGAAGAAGTAAATGACATTGGTGTACAAAATCTTGATCAAGCTACAGAAGAAATACAGGAAGTTGTGCAAGCTGTTGTTGAAGAAGCTATTGCTGATGTACAAGAACTAACAGAAGAACAAGTAGAAGTAGTTGCAGAAGTTTTACAAGTAGAAGCAGCTGACGTGGAGATCATTGCTGCAGCTGTAAAAAAAGATGAAGCTATTAGTGAAGCTGTAGAAGAGTATGTCGAGAGAGCAGTAGAGAATAGTGATGTGGAAAACTACTCACTTGCTGACGTAGTGACAGAGGTACAGACAGAACAATTCCTTGCTGATCCAATAGGTTCATTCGTTGACATACAGATAGATCAAATAGATCTAGCAGAAATTGGATCAGATATGACAAGCGATCAAAAAGAAAAAGCACAAGAAGTTGTAGTACCAGTGATCATAGCTTCGCAAATTATAGCTAGTATGCAAGTGGTACCCGTTAGAATAAGACGTAGCTAATGAAATATATTAAAAAATTATTTACATGGGTAGGAGAGATCCTTAAAGAAACTATTGCGCAAACGTTTACGTTGCTAGGTTTTTTTATAGCATGGCTAACCCTCACAGGAACAGCAAAAGATATAGTAGGTATTGCTATACTTCTATCAATAGTCTTATGGTTATTAACAATAGGTTTACGTAAAGATAAACCTGAAGATAAAAATAAAAAGAAAGTGAGCAGATAATGCCTTACAGCAAAACAGGTAAGAAAAAGAAATACTCTTCCAAGCGTAAGAAAAAAATGACTAAGTAGTTATGGCTATTAACTACAGAGGACAATCCTTTAGTGGTTACAACAAACCTAAAGCACAAACGTCTGGCGGTAAATCACATGTTGTTTTGGCTAAAGAAAAAGGTACTGTCAAGATGGTACGCTTTGGGCAAGCAGGCAAAAAAGGTAGTCCTAAAGGAACTAAAAGGAATCAAAACTTCCATGCAAGACATAAGTGTTCTTCTAAGAAGAGCAAACTTACAGCAGGTTATTGGGCTTGCAAACATAAATGGTAGGTTATAATATACTATGGCAAAAAAAAGTAAACCCGTATGGGACAAACCAAGACCTAGTGGATTAGGTAAAAGCAAGAAGCTATCACCTGCACAAAAGTCTAAAGCAAAAGCAAGAGCTAAAGCTAATGGTCGCAAGTACCCTAACATGGTGGATAATATGTGGGCAGCAAACAGATAATATATTTTGAAAGTATCTTGTCCTAAATGCGGACAACCACTTGAAGTAGATTTAAACCCGTTTAAATTATACTGTACAAATCCTGATTGTTTAGACTATACTAAGATAAACAGGGAGTCTATATGAAGATACAAGTTGTAAGAACACAGTTCGGTATTGACGCTACCAATGGAATGATGTTTATCGATGGTAAGTTTGAAAATTATACCCTCGAAGATCAGTATCAAGCAGTCAAAGTTATGCACGAAACCTGCATACCTGAAGGTACATATGCAATTAAATTTAGAAAAGTTGGTGGGTTCCACGCTAAATATAGCGCACGTTATAAGAATGCACACTATGGTATGCTTGAACTACAAGATGTACCCGACTTTAAATATATATTAATTCATTCAGGCAACACCGATGAGCATACTTCGGGTTGTATATTGACAGGAAATTCTCAACAAGATCTTGACTTAGGTAAAGACGGTATGATTGGACAGTCACGTAACGCGTATGAACGTATGTACAAAAAAGTGGCAGCAGTATTACTACAAGGTAAACCAGTCACATTAGAGGTTAGCAAGATAAATCTTGATGGTTCAAGCGAACCACAACAAAGTTCCGATAGTAAAATGTTACATGCTATTCACGAAAAAGTGACACGCATAGACAGTAAGCTAAGAGGAAAACCTATTATATAGATTGGAGTAATATGAGTGACGAACTCAAACAACTTGTTGAAAAAGTTGTATGGACATTCATCGAAGCATTCGGTTCTGCTTTGTTGGTTGGTCCTGCATTAGACCTAGAAATTACAACACTTGAAGCTGCAGCAATTGCAGGTGGCGGTGCCGTAATAGTAGTGTTAAAAGAGTATGCAAAAAAACAACTCGCAGGTAAGTAAACTTACCGAAACCCAACAGGACGTAGCACACAATGACGTAAAGGAGGGTGTTGCGCACCCTAATGGATGGGAACCAGGCGTTAAGTTTGATTATAAAACTAAAACTGGAACCATAACATCAAGGGCTATGAGTAGTTCAACTCCTGAATTTGATACTCTATTACAAGAGTGGGGATTCGATCCTAAAAAATATGCAATAGTTAATGATACATTGCGTGTAAGTACATGGGATATGAACGTCGGTAAGGGAGACATACATCAAGCATGGGCATATAAAGCACAGATTGTAGCAACAGAAGCAACCATAGATCAAGAAGACTATACAAAGATAGAGAAATGGATACAGTCTTACAAGCGTAAAGCTAAACCTAAAGTAAAGAAAACTAAAGCTAGTTTTTTTGTAGCGGTTGCAGATCTACAGTTAGGCAAACGAGATGGCGGAGGTACTGAAGCTATTGTCAAAAGATTCTTAGAAAAAATAGACACAGTACGTGATAGGTATAACTTCTTACGTGCGGCAGGAGTAGAGATGGATCAACTTACTGTTGTAGGATTAGGTGATATCGTTGAAGGGTGCGTAGGGTTCTACCCACAAGCAATGGGACCTAACGGCGTAGAGCTAGACTATAGAAATCAAATGAAGTTAGCTAGAAGACTCATTGCTAAAGCATTAGTTGAATGGTCTAAAGACTTTGATGTTGTAGTAGTAGGTGCAGTTCCTGGAAATCATGGAACTAAAAGAATTGCAAAGAACTTAGCACCAACAGGTGAGATGGACAACTATGACCTAGAAGTCTTTGAACAAATAGGTGAGATCTTTGCAGACAAACCACAATACAATCACATTAAGTTTGTGATACCCGATGAACCCCATCTATCTATTAATGTATGCGGAACTAACATGAGTTTTACGCATGGACATCTTGCAGGTTTTAGTGGTACTGTAGAAAATAAACTTATGAACTGGTGGAAGAATCAAACCTTTGGTGGTTTTCATGCAGGATCCTCGTCGATTCTAGTGACAGGACATTACCATCACTTTAGACAAGTACATGATCCACGAACCTGGATCCAGGTACCTAGCTTAGATGAGAGTACTTACTTTGAACAACAAGCAGGTAAGAAAACTAGGCAAGGTGTAGTGACTATGGTTGTAGATAAGAATGGTCACAATAATTTAGAGATCGTATAAAGAAAAAACCTGGTCGGGCTAGACCAGGTTCTTCCTAATTGGGAAGGAGTTACCTTGAATAAAGGTTAACTACATTATCTAAGATACCATATGGTATAATTATATGCAACTCTTTTCTTAGGCGATGGGTTTCCTCCTTTACCTTCGTCTTTGGCAGCAAATTTGACATAGTTAAGTTTGCTGTTTTTTGTATAAAAATCTTGTCATCCGCTTTTTTGTGTATATAATTAAGAGTGGAAAGGTAAGAATGACTGCAATTGTAGATGACTATATGTTATCTGAATTACGTACATCTGTTGCTAAGACTGGTGCTAAGTTTCTAGTCTGTCGTAATGGTAAACCATTGTACATTGATTCTATAAAAGAACTGCAAGATTATTTAAAAGCAAATGATCTATTTATTTATGAGTTCGAGTTATGGAATAACATAATACATTATGTGTTTGTACGTGGTGAGCGTGGTGGCGATTAATACATGAACATATTTACAAGTAAAAAGGAGATGAAGAAGTGGGCGATAGCTATGGCTAACGCATGCGGTGGTCAAGAAGTAACACAGACATCACTTAAATTAAACAATCATCGTCCTGATAAAGTACAAAAGCTATCAGTAAAGTTTGTTCAGGATTACAATGAGCAAATGTTAGAAGCTATAAAGTTAGCACAAGGAGAGATCTCTTTACAAGAAGTAGGTAAGGAAGAAGAGTGAGTAAACCAAAAGAACCACGACAAGTGTCTATTATGTTTACTGACAACAGTACACGTGACTTTATAATTAGAGCTAATAGTGTAGAACAAGCAGAAAATTTGTTTGACTTGATCTATAATACAATGGAACAAAGTATTACAGATATATTACGACAATATGGAGTAAGAAAAATGACTAGCGTGTGGTGTGAGTATCACATTGATGAAGACATAGGAATGTCGGAGGAGGAATAATGGGTTGGCAAGATGAGTACGATCAAGTAGAGGATAGACTAGCAAAGTTTTGGGCAGCTAATCCTAATGGTAGAGTTTATACAGAGCAACTATCTATATCACCTGATCATCAAAGCATAGTTGTAAGAGCTATGATATATAAAGATATAGAAGATATAAATCCTGTAGCAACAGGTATAGCACAGGATCAGCAAGGTCCTAAAGGTGCTAACTTAACATCATGGATTGAAAATGCAGAGACATCTGCAATAGGTCGTGGACTTGCAAACTGGTACGGTTATACAGCAAAAGCAAGACCATCAGTCACAGAAATGCAGAAAGTGGAGAACTTGAAAGGTAGTGCGGGCAACCAACCTACCTCTAATGATAGGATATCTAATCAAGTTACCAAGAGTGTAGCTAAAACTAGCAATAGCAATAGTTATACTCCTCCACAATCTGTACAACAAAAGACAGAGGGATCAGTTGGTAACTTAGAAAATAAATCTACAGAAGAAGCACTAGAAGCAATAGGTATTGTAGTAGAGGAAAAGGTTGTTACTAACGGTACAATAGAACCTAAATGTTTAAGCTGCAAGAGTGATCTATGGGACAACAGAATAGATAAAGCTAATGGTAAGATCAAGGAAACTTATCCTGATTGGAAGTGTAAAAATAAAGATTGCGACAATGGTAACCCACGTATCTATTACATGGAGAGTTTCAATGCAGCAAAGCAAGCACCTGAAGAATGGTTCATGCCATCAATGCCAAAAGCTAAACCAATAGATGAGACAGCACCAGGTACAGCACCGTTCTAATGTTTACAATAGTAATTAAAGTGGATAGTGCAGGTGTATTCCAGGACATTGAGTTTGAAAATGCACCGAAGCACATACCAATAGATGTAAGGGAAGAGGTGGAACGTGGCTAAGAATATGTTTGATGGACCAGGTTATAAAATAGGTTCAAAAGAATTTGAAGAGATGGTGTTAGGAGTTATGATCAATAAACATAATGATCCTGATGAAGACTTTGATTTGGGCAATGACATACCGTCCACTTCCTAAACATTTAACAATACAACCTAGCAAGATAGATGGGCTAGGTCTATTCACATTAAAAGATATACCTATGAGTGAGTGTTTAGGCATAACACACGTAGAAGATTTCATAACTAAGAAGCTACATCGTACACCACTCGGTGGTTTTATTAATCATGCAGAAGATCCTAACTTACAAAGAGTTGAAGTACAAAGATACCACTATGTTTTTACAAGAGATCACATTGCAGCAGGTACAGAATTAACTTTACGTTACGAATGGTATAAACCAAAGGAGGAAGAATAATGGAAGACATAATACTAAAAATAATTAAACGACGCAAAACGCCTGAAAAAAAATACACACATCCTATAACACAAAATGCTTATGAGGAAGGATTTCGTGACGGTTGGAATAGAAGAAAGAAACATTACTAAAAAGTTAAGAAGGAGGAGGAATAATGGGTATGAGAGATGAGATCTTGCAGTTACTTAATGATAACGAGTGGCATTGTGCTACTGAACTTATAGAGTTTGGTTGGTCAGCAAGAAATAGAATATCAGAAATGCGTGCAGATCATGGTGAAGATTACATACTAGGTGATAAGTGCAGCATGCACACACATAAAGGTGGTGTCAGCATGTACAAACTTAATGATCAAAAGAAAAAACAAGAGCTTTTAAATAGACTTGATGATCATATTCAACTAGAGTTATGTTAATGAAAGAAGTATTACAATCACAAGGCGCACGTAACGTATGGAGTATGATGGACGAGTGCGATAGTTTTTTGGAAGCTATCACATATTGTATAGAAGAGGATCAGTCTGCAAAGATTGATTTTTTTCCTTACGATACAGCACAGGAATCTAACTTAGTACAGCTTATACTAAAACAAGATCCTTCATTTCCTACTGAACCTGGTCCACATTATGGTGGGGTTAGAGTCGGTATCGTTACTAATAAAGGAGTGGGTGAATTGGAAGTCGTACACGATATGTATGATTACTTTAGTTACTCATTCGTGCAGCGTGGTACACAAATAGATTATGGTAGGTTACCTAGATGGGATATGATCGACTATATAACTACTATTGCACAGATACTTAATTCACCTAAAGCACTTAAAGACAGGAAATTATTTAAAAAGGAAGAGTAATGTCAAAGCAAAAACAACAGGGAACTAAACTAGAAACGTTCGTAGCTAAGATGACTAATGGTTCTAGGATTGCGGAAGGTGGGAAGAATGATAAAGGAGACGTATTATTTAATTGGAATGGTACAGATTTTTATGTTGAGTGTAAGGCAAGACAGTCACTTAATGTAACACGTGAGTTAGCTAAGTCTATCCGCAAGTCAAAGTCGGAATTTACTGCACTTGTATGGAAGCGCTTGGTAAAAACAGATGGATCCCGTAGGCAACCTGATGGCGTACCGATCGTAGTGTGCTTGACATTGGATACATTCCTGGAGATCGTAGAGAGTAAGATAGGTAATAGTTTTTATGATGATCCATTTTGGAAGCAGCTACCATGAGTCAAGTCGATCAAGCTGCACGCAGTACAGCGTTAAAATTACAGTCACTCATGGCGATCGTAGATTTTAAATACAACAGACATTACAAGTGCATGGTATGTCAACATAAATATTTTAACCATGAAGATGGACTACCTTGTGAAGCAGATAACAACAAAAAGAAAATAGTAAAACGTAACCGTTGGAAATAAACTTGACATAAAATAATTTCACATGTAATTTATATATTGGAAAGGAAGTTACATGTTAGAAGTTAACATTAAATTAGACTACAACGACTTGAAGTTGCTTAAAGCAATGACCAAGTTAGGCGACAATAAAAAATTACAAAGACAATCCCACATGCCTGGTGCAAAGATACAACAGACTATTAATTTTGTTGTACGAAAAAATAAATTGATCGTATGGGTAAGTGACTCATACGTTCTAGGTATGACAACCTGGAATAGTCAAGACAGAATACACATAGCGTCAAGTTATGTAGATAAAGGTGACGAAGATTATGTAATGTCACAAGATGAGATATGGTATAGCATTAGAGGAAGTGTATATGGTACATACACTATCGAAGAGTTTAATGCTAAACTCACACATCTGTTTAAGTACTTTAGTGCTAAGGAAGTTGACGGACATACATACATATCATTGAACGGTAATCAGCAGATTCTAACTAAGGACATACTGAATGATGATATGGAAATAGACCATACAATAGACGTTGGAGTTACAGTCGATAACTTAACTGTACGTATTGACAACATAGAACCATACATAATTACGAACATAGGTGCTTCTGTAAACAGAAATAAAGGAGTGTTCCTGGATTTTTATAATGATTCTAGAGGTGCAATAGATCCTGACAGAAGACAACCGATTACTTATATGCAGTATTCTCCTGTATACATGAAGAGGGCGTTCGAGTTCTTAACATACAATAAGGATGAACACTTTACATACATGTATAGTTACACGGGCAAGCATGACACCGCAGTGTTCATGGAGAAAACTTGCAGCGG